TGGTTTACTGAATGTTCGGTTGGGGTCGGGATAAATTTGTATGGTTTCATTTTTTGGTTTCTGTCCCACAAATATAACAAAAAAACCTCAGATAAAAAAATTAACTGAGGTTCTATTGTTATTTAAAAAACGTTGAGACTACACGTTCGTATGACCCGTCTTTAGTGAGATTATCCAGGGTTGGTTCCTCACAATGTCCACGACTGTTGCCAATCGTATCGAGTCAGTGTCGGTAATTTGAGTCTACCACTCTTTTCGTTGAAACCTACTCAACCGTTACTCTACTCTCTTAAGTCTTGCGAACTCACTAAGGGATGGCCGTCCCACGAGGTATTTCGAGATCAACATAAGAGGACTTTCGGTCCGCTTATGACTTCATTAGTCCGTTGACTTGAAGTGTTAGACACCTTTCAGTCTCAACGCCCGAAGACTTTTGCTTGTACAATTGAATATCATTCATTTGATATGTAGCTGATGTGGAAGAATGAAAGATGTGCTTCGGGAGAAGTTCCATTCCTTTTGGGAACAAAATGCTTCACACCTCTCTGTGAACCCGCCAGTTCACGGTCAGTCAGGATTACGGTAGGTTTGACCCTGTGGTAACCCTTGTGACTGGTACTCAGCTTTACAACATCCAGCGGGATGTCTCAAACCGTCACCTGTACCTTTTCCTATTGATGTCTCCATCTCAACCCCGATTCTCCACGAAATCAGAGTGACCTTATCCCCTTAGCACTTGCCGTTAGGGTTTTGGTCGTAGGTACTTTGTTTAGTTGTCAGGAGTTAACCTGCGAGGATCCAAGAGTCGCTAAACTCCATTCACCCCCTTTAGTCCCATCACTGGGGTTATCTTAGGGACGCTAAACCGCCCATTGTCAAAGTCGAACTCGTATTCGAAGGGGTTCAAAAACTAAAAGTATATCTGTTAGTTCGAACTTTGACTTTCAATATTTAAAGAACGTATCAGTGTTACCTGATTTGTTATACAAAGATAAAACAAATTCTTCAACCTGTCAAATCTTACCTTAAAGTTTTTTTGTGTTAGATAAATATCACTTACAATCTCAAAGGACTATTAGTATAATAGTTTTTCTTTGGTCGTCAAGCGAAAGGAGAATATTTTATGAATTTGTCTCCTGATTTGAATAAAGCAAATGGTTTGCAGTCATCTGCAGACCAATTAAAGATCTTTGGGTATTGTTTCATTTGTGATGAAACTTGAACAGGGTGTGCCCCCTTGTCATCCACGGCTATCATATCAATACCAAAGTAGTCGATAAACCCAAAGTCATCTGTGAATGGATATACCTCATATCCTGACTTTCTAAGTCCCACCCACGCTTCGTCCTCAACCTGATATCCTTTGTTTCTTGAGAAGTTAAAGGCATCCATCATAGATTGTTGACTCTCAGGTTCGGCAATCAATTCACCGACCAAGGAATCCAATCTGTTTAGGATTTCTCTGTCGTTAAGTGCTTCTGTCATTTCATCAATAATCTGATCAGGTGTGTAAGTGTCAACTTTATTGAACAAGAAGTCTTTCTCTTTGTTCAGTGCCAATGCTAATTTTGTTAGGATAAAAGATTGGTTGGTGCTGTGAGTGTTGATACGGTTAAATAGGGAATAAGATTGTTTGTCATCTATTCTCATCGTCATTTTCTTGTTTCCAAGTTTTTCGATGTCCTTTTCAACTGCGCTTCTGATGACACTACAAGCGTTATGTTTTTTTAAAATCTTCAACAACTCATACATATCGACAATTCTGTCATCGTAGAATTTGTTACCTGGTTCAAGGACTATTCTGTCTCCCATTGATAAGTATTCACCATTACGAAGTTGACGGAATAACTTGAAGGACAACTCTTGTAATTTCTTAGATCCCTTACCTCCTGTACCTGAAGATAATATATTCTGAAGTTTCTTACAGAATTGTTTACCCTCACCAAGTTTATTACAAGGGTCAGGCATCTTTTCTGTTGCTTCTTGTAACAGAGCTTTCCTAAGGATATCCTTTAGTTTCATCTTAACAATAAATACAAAGAACTCTTATTTAAGAACTAAGTGAATCAACTTTTTTAATTGATCTGATATTGGTGTTGGTAGTTCATCTTTACCAAAGTAACCACATTCACTATGTTCCTCGCCATCTTTTGCTGTTTCGAGGTTTGGTATTATCTCCTCAGGGGAGTTGTTGAAGTATACATACATAAATCCTTTTACTTTGTTTGCTTCTCTATTATAACGTTTTATCACACCTGCAAACTTCAAGGTTCCGATTGTTTTGTCTGTCTCTTCGTAGAATTCTCTTCTTGCACCGTCCCTTGGTGACTCATTTTCTTCTAAGTGACCAGCAGGAATACTCCACTCACCACCCATCGATTGATCGGTACTTCTTTTACACAACAAACATTTATTGTCAAATCTTACTAAAACACCTGCATACCTTTTCATAATCCTGAGTTACAATCTATTTATAATTATGTTAGTAACAGTAAACAATACTCCGTTTAAAGTAAAAATTGCAGTCACTCCTGAATCAATAAGAAAAGGAATGCAAAAACAAAGATTTCAGGATGAAAATGAAGGAATGTTTTTCATCGTGAAAGAACAAGAACATTGTTATTGGATGAAGGATTGTATCATTCCTTTGGATATTATCTTCATTAAGGATGGTGAGGTCGTTAAGATATATAACGATTGTCCACCTTGTAATGAAGAAGAGTGTCCTAAATATTGTTCAGATGCCGATAGGGTCCTTGAAATTGGTGGTGGAATGTCCAAGAAGTTTGGTATCAAAGAAGGTGATACCGTCAACCTTCAATTATTTTGATTGATCAATCTTCTGTTTTAGATTCTGAACAAACTCATCCTGAATCATTTTCGCGAATTTAACGTATGGTGCTGGATCACCACTACCCTCAAAACGATACGGATCCTTACTTGGTCTGTTATCCCTTCCAAAATAATTCAACGCAGATATGTTGGTGATACATTTATGACCACCTGAGTTCGCCTTAATCATATCCCAAGCAGGGACACCTAACTTATCTAAGACTGCCCACTGTTCGTTTGTCAACTGATCACTTGGGATGTCCATTACTTTTTTGATTATCTCCAATTTTTGTTCACCACCTTCGATGTTCTTAATCTTATCACCGTAGAAAGCATCCAAATCAGCACCAGTAAAACCTACAGATTCAGGACCGAATGATCTTGAGAACTCAGATACCCATTTAATGGTAGACAAAGGAATAATCTTTTCTTTTAATTTTGGTTCCCATTTTGCAAGTACCTCTTCAGCAATTTCACCAAGGTTTACACCCTTGAGACCTCTGTCTTTTTTGAATGGGTTACAAGACGCTTGAACCAATCCCATCGGCCAAGCAATCACCAAGAAGTCAGCGTCAGGGTAGTTCTCAAATGGAGTGTATCTGTCGTAAGAACCTGGCTTCATCATATTACCCCCACCCCACTGAACGATGACACCATCATCATAAACAACATCTCTTGACTGACTTTGTCTTTGGATGTAGTCAGATTGGTTCTGTTTCATTTGATCAGTTGTTGCAAATCTTTTTTCTTTTGCATACTTTGTGATGTTCTGAAATAGGTTAAGAATCGATGGACTTGATGTCATCACCAAGTTTTCTAAAAAACCTGGTTTGTTCTTATACGCCAACAATAGTTTGTTGGTTACCAAACCTAATAATGTTTTATTTCTTTGAAGATCTTTGTTCTTATCCAATTGGAACGCATATTTCATAACATCTTTGGTTGAGATACCATACTTAGCGAAGTCAGCTGAGTCCACGGTTGAAATCAATCTCAAGTCATCCTCAGGGAATATCTCCTTTGGTGATACAATCTGTGATATCGTTTGAACATTAGATCTTGATGGGCGGAAAGAAGTTGCAGTGTCTTTTTCAACTCCTTTCTGTGAGTCGTGGTGGTCGGTGTGGATTACAAACATAGGTTTACCGTGAGCGAAGTCTACCAAGACTGGCATTGTATCACCAGAAGCCTCTTGTTTCTTAACAGCAAACTCTTTATCACCATATTGAATTACTTCAACATCTTCCACCTTAATACCATTCGCCTCCAAATAATTCTTCATAGCTAAAGCAGTCGTTACCCCATCCAAATCTTGGTGGAAGTAAATCTTTGCCTTTTGGTATCTTTTTGCTAAATCACCGATATCACGGAGACCCGACTCTTTGATTAATTTTTTCATTATTAAGCTCCTCTGAACAACAATAGTTTTCCATTCTTAGGTTTAATAAGGAATTGAGCATCCATATCACTTTGAGGATAAACTAATAGAGACCCCTCACCATTGAAGACAATTTCATCAGTTGGTTTCAACATTTTAACGTTTGGAACTTTAACATCACCTTCAGTGTTTCCAATAGTGAAAATCTGTTTGGTGTCTTTAACCATATCCATTAGATCACCCATCATTCCACCATCCTGAGCAGTCATAAGAGTCCCCTCAACTGTTGCCGATTGTTCAGATAGATACATTGATTTGGTTGCCGTTTGGTGCATCCCTAAGATTCTTTCTTTTTCGTTTTCGTCAATACGAAATACTTTTTTGTTTTTAATCATTTTGCAAAAGATTTTATAATAAATATTCAGTTAGTACAAATAAAAAACCCCTTTTCAGGGGTTATGTTAAAGTTCCATTTTTACTTGTTGTTGTTCAGCTCGAAACTTGGCGACTCGATCGTTAGCAACTTTGGAATAATTTGGTGATAACTCAATACCAATCCATCTTCTTTTGAGTACTTCCGCAGCCACCAAACTAGTTCCTGAACCTGCGAATGGATCGAGTACAAGATCATTCTTATATGTCAGAATTTTAATAGCTTTAGTCGGAATATCCATTGAAAATGTTGCCTTTGTCAATGATCGTGTATCAGCAAAATAATGCCATTGTCCGAATACCAAATCTATGAAGTCTCTTTTATCCTGTTCGGTGTAAACTTTCTTTTGTTTGATGTTCCCCTTGGAATCCTCGACATCTAACAATTCATTTGACCATTGAGGTTCACCCTTGATCTTTTTGATGTGCTGTTTTTTGTAGGCCAAGATTACACACTCCTTCGGATTATAGATATACGGGGCGGACGGACTCATCCAACTACCCCACGCTGTGGTACGACTACGATGTGGAGATTCTTCTTGAAGGTCAACAACCCCAAAAAACTTGTAACCTATCTGTTTCATAATCTGCCATATTTCACTGATCATAAAGATTCTACCACCTTTGGCCTGACGATTAATTTCGTATGGAATGTTCAGTGCAATTCTACCATCATCTTTCAATACACGATAAGCTTCTTCCATCCAGGAATATGTAAATTTAACATATTCCTCCCATACCATATCATCGTCGTAAATATCGTATTCAATCCCAACACCGTAGGGTGGAGATGTTACTATGAGATCCACAGAACCTTCAGGTAGTGTTTTCATTACCTCAACACATTCACCATTGATGACGGTATTAATTACTTTCTCCAATTCCATTTTTTAATAACTGTATTTTACGTTCGATATACCAAATAGCTTTCTGAAGGTCTTGAATTTCCTTATCAACCCCTTTTTTACCTGAACGTGCAATATACTTGTAAGCATTTCCGATATGAAAATCCATTTGGGTTGCCTCGATAACCTTAATGACCTCATATGTGTTATCCCCCCCACCATAATGTTCAGGGTGGTTTACATATTCATATGATTGTTGTTGTTCAGACATTTT